CGCGCCATGGGTGGCCCTGTTACTTCTGGAACGTCTTACATGGTCGGCGAGCAAGGCCCAGAACTCTTTACGCCTAATCGCAGCGGACAGATTATTCCAAATCATTCTCTCGGCGGCGGCGGCGGTGCAGTCATTAACTTAACTGTCAACGGTGCAATCGATCCAGAAGGTACAGCCCGAGCGATTATTAACGTACTCAATAATTCAAGCTATCGCGGAACTCTTGGATCGGGTGCTTTCGCGTGACACTCTGGAATCCAGAATGGCGCGTCCTCATTAATGGCGTCGATTATCAAGAAGTCACACTGGCCAGCGTCCAGATAACGAGTGGCCGAACTTCCGTCTATGAGCAGCCAGTCGCGGGCTACTGCTACATCGAACTAATTAACTTACAGAATACTTCTTACCCTTTTACAGTAGGTAACGAGATCCTTATCTCGATTAAAGATTCGACGGGAACTTACGTCGATCTTTACGGCGGCTTTATTAGCGACATTGAAATAAGCGTGGTCTCAGCTGGCGCGACGACTTACGTTACTAGCGCGCGCATTACTGCACTGGGCGCACTGTCTAAACTGGCTCGGGCTAACTGGGAACTGGCCTTAGCTAAAGATTACGATGGCGATCAGATTTACACGATTCTTTCCGATCTTCTTCTTAATAACTGGAACGAAGTCGCTCCCGCTCTGCAGTGGTATCAGTATGATCCGACGACCACGTGGGCTAACGCGGAAAACGTCGGACTTGGTGAAATCGATCAGCCTGGACAATACGAGATGGTCAATCGTTCAGCCGATCCAGTTTCCAGTTATACCTTAGCAAGTCAGATCGCAGAATCAGGACTGGGTTATCTTTTCGAGGACGGTTCGGGTCGTATCGGGTACGCGGACGCATTACATCGACAGAATTATCTCGCAGCTAATGGCTATACAGAAATCTCAGCGACTCAGGGAATCGGCGTGGGCTTAAAGTCAGTTACTCGAAGCGGAGACGTTCGTAACTTTATTACTATCAATTACGGAAACGGATCTACTCTTAACGATAGCCAAATAGATTCTATCTCGGAGTTCGGTAAGTTCGCGGAAATCTGGGACACAAACATAGAAAAGACCGCCGACGCGATTCTAGCTCTGGAGCGTCGTCTACAGCTTAAATCCTATCCACAGGCATTCTTCGATTCGATCGAGTTTCCTATAGCGTCTCCAGACATTGACGACACAGACCGAGACGCACTCCTAAAGATTTTTATGGGAATGCCTCTACGTGTTACAGATCTTCCTCCTAACATCGTCGACAGTGTCTTCGAGGGTTACGTAGAAGGCTGGTCTTTTAGGGCCAGTTATAACTCGCTTTTCATTACGATAAACGCTTCTCCGCTGGAGTTCTCCCAAGTGACACTCCGATGGAATCAAGTCAATTCGAGCGAGTCATGGAATACAATTAGCCCAACTCTAATTTGGGAAGACGCGACAGGAGCAGTGGCATAAATGGCAACGGTAACGCCCAACTTTAATTTTCCAGTTCCACAATCGACAGACCTTGTAAAAGACGGCGCGACAGCGATCGCAGCTCTTGGAACTTCTATAGATACTCAGTTCGTCGATCTTAAAGGCGGAACGACTGGACAGATCTTAGCTAAAGCTTCCGCTACGGATCTAGACTATTCATGGATCGCAAACGATCAAGGCGATCTTACAGCTATTACAGCGGGTACAGGAATCTCAGTAACTTCGGGAACTGGTCCCATTCCGACGGTAGCAATCGACACAGCGGTAACAGTCGATAAGACAACAGCCCAAACACTTACAAATAAAACTTTAACGTCGCCAGCATTGACAACGCCGACAATTAGCACATTGACTACAAGCGGCGACACAATTTACGGCACAGGCTCAGGAGCAATCGCGCGTCTTGGTGTCGGCACGACTGGACAAGTTTTAACCGTAGCGGCTGGAGTCCCATCATGGGCAACGCCATCAGCAGCTTCATCGGGCATGACTCTTGTTACTAGGTCATCTTTTAGTAATGTCGCTTCTGTTACTTATGATTCAGTATTCTCTAGCACTTACGGAAGTTACTTAATAGTGTTCGAAACTTTTTACGCGGCAACAGAAGCCGACGACATCACAATGCAACTAAGATACGGATCAACGACAGAGACAAGCGGAACTTACCGTTATGTATCTATCGCAACCGCTTCAAATACTTCAACTGTAACTGGATTGAACTCCGGATCAGGTTCAACATTTTGGGTGCTTGCGGATCAATCAGGCAATTCAGCCGAACCGTCACGCGGTCACTTTATTATTCCGAACGTAGGTGTGGCAGGTGTAGCAGCAATAAACGGGCAGATCACAAATGTGTCAGCAAGTCGTTATTCTAATTTTAACGGTTCACTTTACACAAGCCAAACTTACACGGGCTTTAAACTTGCTTCATCAGCTTCAAATATCACAGGAACAGTCGCAATCTATGGAATGGCGGTAGCGTAATGGCAAACGATCTAATCAAAATTATCAACGCCGAAACAGGCGAAGAAGTAGAGCGCGAAATGACCGACGAAGAACAAGCGTCACGCAATTTACAGGTTGAAACTTATTTAGCGGATAAAGCTAAAAAAGATACAGAAGCTGCAGCGATTCAAGTACTCAAAGAAGCAGCCGAAGCCAAGCTAGCTGTTCTTGGATTAACAACAGAAGATCTAAGGGCTTTAGGCCTATGACTTATCCAATCGGCACAGCTGCGGCAGTCGTTGAGGTAGCACTTGGCGAAGTCGGTACAGTCGAACAAGGCGATAACCTTACGAAGTACGGAAAGTTTACTAAGGCCGACGGTCTGCCATGGTGCGGATCTTTCGTTAACTGGTGTTTCAATGAAGCAGGAATAAAGCTTCCATCGATGGTTTCTACAGCTGCGGGAGCGCACAAACTTAAAGAAGTTAATCGCTTCGTTACAACAGAGCCGAAGATCGGCGATCTAGCGTTTATGGATTTTCCGCATGATGGCGTCGACCGTATTAGCCACATCGGAATAGTCGTCGGAGTAAAGCCGAAGAGTGTAATTACGATCGAGGGAAACACTTCGGGAACTGGCGATCAACGTAACGGCGGAATGGTAATGATTAAAGAGCGGGCATTCGGGAGCGGTAAAGAAGTCGTAGGGTTCGGACGTCCTAAGTTCGTCGCCTACGCTGGCGATTATCCGATCGTCGAAGTACCTACTCAATCGGCAGCAAAGCCGAAGAAAGCGGAGAAAACTAATGGAAAACTTAAAAGCATTACTAGCAAGCTGGGCGCGTAGTTTCTTAGCTGCGTCTATCGCTGTTTACATGGCTGGAGTCTCAGATCCCAAGGCGATCGGCATGGCGGGCCTTGCCGCCGTTCTGCCTGTAGTCCTACGCTGGCTAAATCCTAAAGATTCAGCTTTCGGGTTATCGGGGAAGTGACTCGGAAACTACTCGCGGGAAGTCTGGCCTTAGTCCTTTCGGTCGGGCTTTCCGCTTGTGGTTATCAGGGTTGGGTGCGCTATGAATGCCAAGAATACGAAAACTGGTCGAAACCAGAATGCCAAGAGCCACAATGTATCCCTACTGGAACATGTACTAGCGACGTCCTTGGAGAAGAAGCTCCACAGCCCAGCCCGACGCCGTAGTCCAGAAGAAGTCCACGCGACCCTAATCCTTATTATCGGATCTACTTTAGCGGCGGTGTTCTTAATTGTTACCCTTGGAATTACCTACGCGCTTATCTTCGTTACTCAGCCAATCGGAAATCAAGCTCCTAACGACGCGGCCTTTATTGATCTTCTAAAGACTCTAGCGATCTTCTTAACTGGATCACTTGGCGGAGTTCTAGCGGGTAATGGATTAAAGTCAAAGCCGAAAACACCAATCGACACGCCGACAACTACGCGGGAATCTTGACCTAGTCGACTTCTTGCTTCACTCTTTACATCGGGAGCGCGAACGTCGCTGCCAGTATCGGGAGCAAGTAATGAACGAATTAAGTATCGTCGTAGTTATGTCTATAGCTGCGCTTCTATGGGCCACCATGACTTATTCAGTCGGTTATCGAGAAGGTGAGCGACGCGGTTATGCCCGCGGTCGAGCTGTATCACGTCACGCAGCTAAGGACGTGCGCTAATGAGCTTCTTAGACAATTACGAAGACGTAGCCGCCAGAATTGCCCGCCTATGGCTTACACACCCTACAGCCAGGGTCCAGACGAACATCGTGGACTTTAACGCGGAAAAGGGCTACGTCCTTATTCAAGCGATGATCTTCCGCGAATACGAGGATCTACACCCATCGGCTACCGATTACGCATTCGGTAACGTAGCTACTTATAACGTTAACATGAAGAAGTTTTTTGTCGAGGACACTGTTACGTCTGCTATCGGTCGGGCGATCGGTCTTCTACTTGGAGCAGATAAGCGTCCTACTCGTCAGGACATGGAAAAGGTCGAGACTATTAGCACAAAGGTAGCCAACTCAACAGCCGAAGATTATGATCCTTGGACAGTTAAGTTCGGCGAAGTGCCAAGTTATAAGACAGCCGAAGAAGCAGAGCAGAGCGGAATCCCGAGTCTGGGATCTTCGATGAATGAGATCGCAAATCAATTAGGCGGCGAGTTACTCCCAGAAGCTCCACAGTGCAGCCATGGCCATCGAATCTTTAAGACTGGCGAAGCGAAGACTGGCAAGGCTTGGGGCGGCTGGTTCTGCGTCGAGAAGACAAAGGCCACGCAGTGCGTCCCGCTCTGGTACGTCTTAGCCAGCGATGGCAAGTGGAAGCCACAGGTCTAAACATGGGCGACTTCTTAGAGCTTATAAATCCGCAGACCATGACAGCTGCACTAATGGAAAACGGCGAAGTAATTGCTCGTTATAAAGTCGAACAGTGCGATAAGTGCGCTCTTATAAAGAAGTTCGACGAGTTCGGTTATCAGAAGGGAATCGCTAACGAAAAGCTCTTATGGTTCTGCGGTGGCTGTAGATGAAGGTAAAGCCGACGATCGAGGATAAGGTTCTAGCGCACACTGTAGCTCTGGAACGAATAGCCCAGATTCAAGGTAACGCAGACGATACGAGTCGCTACGATAAACGTCTTAATTTCCACGAATACGTCGCCCAAGTTGCCGAGTCGATCGTGGCCGAGATCTTAGTCGCTCGGTTCTTAGGCTTCGTAGAATTCGATCCTAGATCTTCTCGCTTTAAGGATTCTGCAGACGTAGGAAGCTTCGTCGAAGTCAAGTGGACACGCTACGAGACTGGTCAGATGATTATTTACGAGAACGATCGCAATTCAGACGTGGCCATTCTTGTCGTCGGAACTAGCCCGCATTACAGGTTAGCGGGTTGGATTCCCGTATCTATGGCTAAGCGTCCTAAGTACCGTAACTCTAAGCAACCGACTTGGTGGGTTACGCAACAGAATCTCCAGCCTATCGAGAACTTGAAGGGATCTAACTATGGAACAGCTACGCTTTAAGTGTCGAGTCTGCAAGAAGGAAACAGATCAGCTTGTTCGTGTAATTACGGATAATCTGCCGCCTAACGTAAAGACGATTCAGTGCTGCGTCTGTTCGACTATGACTGTAGCCATGATCGGAGCAAGTGATGGCGACCTATGAGTACCGCTGCGAAGTATGCAGTAAAGAGCTAGAAGTACAGCGTCCTATCGAGGACTTACTAGCCAGAGATCCTTACTGCCCTAACTGTACGGTTCCAATGAAGCGGGTTTACTCGTTAGGTGGGATCGTGTTTAAGGGTAATGGCTGGGGCGGTAAGCCATGAAGTTATCCACAGGCTTTATCCACAGTGTGCGTAATGCTGTGGGACACTCCCAAGATTACG